ACATGCTCCAGTTCCAGAAGGCGCAGCGCGAGCAGCAGGAACAGGAGCAAGTCCGCAATCTGCTGACGGGCGGGCAGTTTGACGTTAACGCCCCGGAAAGCATGTCTCGGTTGGCGGCTTTCGGCGGCGCGGGGCGCGAAGCCGCCAAGACGCTTGGTGAAGCGTTCAAGACGCGCCAAGAAGGCGAGGCGGCGCAACTGAAAGGCCGAGAAAGTTTGCTGAACATCATAAAGCAGCAAACGGAAGCAGCGCAGGCGCTGCTGCCATCGGTCAAGGACTATGCTTCCGCTAAGCGATACTTGGACTTTGTGTGGAGTAGCCCAGAGCTTGCCGAGCGTTTGCGCGCTGCTGGGCAATCGCCAGAGGCGGACGACAAGAAAGTTCAGGAAGCTATTGCTACGGGGCGGTTCAATGACTGGCTGCTGCGCGAGTTGCGCGGCGCGGGCGACTTTGCCAAGCGTGTCGGAGATCAGTCGGCGATTGAAACTGCTTTGACCGCAGCTAACGAGAAGTTCGACACCAAGACAACCCTTGACGGCGGCACTATGAGGGTTGGTTTTGACCGAAAGGGATTTGTTACGGAAGTAGTTAGCAGCCTGATGAGGCAAGGGCACCTAGAGTTGGCCAAGCAGTACGTTGAACAGCAACTTAAGATGGCCGACCTTAAGTACGCTGGCGTTGCGCCGCAAACCGCTCACTTGATGGCGCTTCAAGAAAACCCTGAGCTGTTTGATCTTCAGCGTCGGCTTAACGCCGCGGGTGCGTCTACGACTAGCATCACAAACGTCATAGAGTCGGAATTTGGTAAGGCTGGGGCTAAAAAAATAATATCCTTGGTAGACCAAGCACCACAGGCTTTTGCCGCGCTTAACAAAGCGCGAGAAACTATAAGTCTAATCGACCAAGGCATTACATCAGGTTTTGCGGCAGAGTTTCGGCAAGACGTTGATCGCATGATGGCGCTGTTTAAGGGCAAGACGCCCGAGCAAGTTGTGCGCACGGATTTGGTGTCGGCGTTCCTTGGCGCGGACGTGTATCAGATGATGAGCGCGTTTAATCTAGGCGCTAAAAACATTGATTCGGCCGCAGAACAAAAATATTTGGCCAAAGTGTTGACGGGCACTATTGCGCTTGACAAAGCAGCGTTACAGCGCATGACAAAACTGCGCGCCGACGCGTATCAAGATATCGTCGAGCAGTACAACGAGAAACTCGCTAACGGCGAGCTAGATAAATATATGCAAGCAACTGGCGCCAAGTTGAAACCAATCAACGTCCCGCCGCGAGTAAACACGGATGCAGATTTTGAACGACTGAAGAAAACAAAGCCGTCTGGAACAGAATTTGTTGGTGCGGATGGCCGCGTGCGGAGATTGCGGTAATGGGGTGGAGAGACGAGCCGTTAGTTGAAACGCCCGCGCAATCCGCCGCGCCTGCGGCGGCCGGGTGGGCGGCGGAACCTCTAGTCGAAGGTCGGCCTTTTCCGGCTGAGGGTGCAGTGCCGGTGCCAGAATGGGCCGTTCGCAACCCGGAACTTTACGGACTGGCTGGCGCCGCGCGCGAAGCAGTTATGCCTGTCGTGTCGGGCCTGATGGGCGCTGGCGGCGCTATCGGTGGCATAGCGATGGGCGGGCCGGTTGGCGGGGTTGCAGGCGGCGCTGGCGGCTATATGGCGGGGGAAGAACTCGGCTACATAGTAGACCAAGCGTTAGGGCTGCGCGGCCCGCGCCAAGGCGCGGCGAAATTTAGCGAGCCTCTTTACAACCTTGGTCTAGGTGCGGCGCTTGAGACGGGCGGCGCTGCTGTCGGCGCTGGCCTCAATCAGTTGTCCGGCCTTATGCGCCCACGCTGGGCCGCGATAAATGCATTGTTGCGTTCTGGCGGTGAACAACTACCAGAACAAATCCGCGCAGGTCAACAAGTCGCGGGCACTCCGGGCGTTTCTCGCACGCTAACGGAAGAAGTGCTCGCAAGCGGCGGTCGCCCCGCGCCGTCGCTGGCTGCGTTAGAGCGCCGCATTCCAGCTACTGGCCAACAGACATCAGACTCCGTGTTTCGATTTTATGAGACGCGGCGCAACGCGCTACAAGACCAGTTGGAACGTATCGACCAGACTATCCAGGCCCAAGCGAGCCAATTTGCGCCGCAGCAGTTGAACCAACTGCGAACGGTGCGCGACAACTTGCTGAACCAACTGACGCAGGCGCAAGACGAATTGGCGCGGGCGCAGTCGGGGTTGGCGACCCGTAACTTGCCGCAGGGCCAGCAGCAGTTTGGTGAAACGCTGATTGAACGGGCGCAGGACATCCGTCAGGGTGTGCGGCAAAAAACCATTCAGCCGCTGTTTGCTGATGCGTTCGCCAAAGCCGCCGACGCGCCGCTTGATCTTTCTAAGGTCGTTTCTGACGCCGAGACGATTCTTGGCCGCAAGTTGTCTGATTTCGCCCCGGACTCGGCGCCCCGCACCGTTCGCGCGCTGGCCGCGCTTCGCCCTGCGCCTGAAACAACCATCATTCGTCAGCTTGGGATGCCGCCCATCCCCAAGACGACGCAGGCAGAACCAACGGCGACGCTGCAACAGTTGGATGATATCCGTAAAGCCATCAACGAAGATATCAAAGCGGCTAAGCAGGGCGCGGCGACTAGCTCTATTGATTCCATCGCGCTGCGTCAGTTGTCGCAGTTGCATCGATCTATTGACGACGCGGTGCAAAACAGCACAACGCTGTCCGCAGAGGCGAAACAGGCCTATGACACGGCCATTCGCACATACCGCGAGGAGTTTGTGCCCCGGTTCCGTGTCGGCTTGCCTGCCAAGATGCTGTCGCAAACCAAGCTCAACGAACCGGGCATCCTTGCGGGCGATGTAGTAGAGCGTTTTCTTGGCGCCAAAGAACGTGGCATGGATCAGGTCTTGCGGTTATACGGCGGCGACAAGACCGCAATGCAGGCGCTGCGCGGAGGGGTAGAGGATTTGTTCCGCGCTCGCGTAGTTGACCCGGTTACGTTGCGTGTCGATCCCGCAAAAGCGCAGGCATTTCTTACGCGATACGACCAGCAACTTGCGCAACTTGACGCAGCCGGGCTGAACATCCGGTCGGGGCTAGACGACGTGATGAAGCAGGCGCAACAGATCGACAGAGGCATGCGCTCATTGGATGACCTAGCTCGATCTACGCAAAGTCGCACCGCTACCGACATGATCGACCGTTGGTTGGCGGATAAAACCCGGATGGGTCAAGGTATCGGAATGCTGTCGGCTGACGGGCGCGAAGCACTCGCGGCTGAGACGCGCCGCCGTGCGATGGATTTTGTGCGTAACGGCGACGGCGCGGGTGCGGTGAAGTTTTTGGAAGACAACGCTGAGACCGTCAAAATGGCGCTTGGCAAAGGCAAGGGCTACGACGAGTTGCTAGACACCGCCAAGTGGGCGAAGCAGACGCAAGAAGTTTCAAGGCAAGCGCAAGCGGGCGGGCCCGTTCAACGCCAAGCGGTCAACCTCATTCAATCATACTCGCCGAAACAACTGACCGACTTGCAGGTTGTCATTGACGATCTAGAGCGTATAAGGACGGTGACTCGGCTGGCAGGCGAAGGCGCTGCGTCGCCATCGCCAATCGCCGGTAAAATTGTCACCGAAGATCTACAGCGGGCCAGTGCTTCGTCATCAGAAATCCCTAATCCGTTGGTGGCAAAAATTACCGTAGCTAAAGGTGTGTTTAGCAAGTTGGAACAGTTTGTAAACCGTAGGGCTGCGGCGGTTTTGGCAGAATACATGTATCACAACCCACAAAAAGCAGCCGCAGCAATTGAGGCGGAATTAGCTAAACGCAAACAGTTCTTCCGTACGCCAACAGCACGGCGCGCGGCGTCGTTTACTGGGCTTAGCAGCGCACAGGACGAAGAATAACCATGGACTTTCAGATCCTTTTCAACATCGCCATTGGACTCGCGGGGGCGTTCGGCGGGTGGATTCTGAACAACATTTACCGCTCGATTGAGCGGCTGGACCAGGACGTGCGGGCGATTCCGCACACGTATGTCACCCGGGATGACTTCCGGGAAGACATCAAGGAAGTAAAGAGCATGCTATCGAAGGTGATGGACAAACTTGACGATAAGGCGGACAAATGAGAACCTATCTGCTGGCGAGAGCCAAAGAAGCATCGACGTGGCGCGGGCTGACGCTGTTCCTCACGGCTGTCGGTGTGCCGCTGGCCCCGCAACTGGCCGAGGCGATTGTGGCGGCGGGGCTGGGCATGGCGGGGCTGATCGGCGTGCTGATCCCCGATGGCAAGAGGTAACTTTGAAGCCTGCCTGCGGCTGGTGCTGTCGCACGAAGGCGGGTTCGTAGACCACCCCAAAGACCCCGGCGGCGTGACGAATCTGGGCGTCACGCAGCGCACGTGGGAAGAATGGGTCGGCCGGCGCGTGAACAAGGCCGCTATGCGGGCGCTGACGCGCGGCGACGTGGCGCCGCTGTACGAGGCGCGCTACTGGACCAAGGTCCATGGCGAAGAGTTGCCCCGGGGCCTCGACCTGTGCGTGTTCGATGCGGCGGTCAACAGCGGCCCGGGGCGGGCGGTGCGGTGGTTGCAGAAGTGCCTGAACCTGTCCGAGGACGGGATTGTCGGGCCTATGACCCTGAACGCGGCAAGACTAGCTCCCAGGGCGGAACTGATCGAGAAATATAGCTCGGAGCGTCTGGACTTCCTGATGGCCCTTCAGACGTGGGTTCACTTCGGGCGGGGCTGGGGCCGACGGGTTCAGACAGTGCGGCAGGACGCAATCCGGTGGGCGCGAGAGGATGCTCCGCCGCCCGCAAACGTCGTTGAATTTCCCGGGTGATGTACCAGCGCGCCTTGCGCAGGTCTTCAATCGCGTCCGTTTTCAGATCCGCGCGCCAGAGGTACTTCACGGCGTTGCCCAGGCAGAAGTTCATGTGCTCCGTGATCTGGATGCACTCCACCCCGCTAGGGTGCGAGGTGTAGTGCTCGGGGTGGTTGACCTTATCGCCCATTGATCGGCCTCGCCAGTAGCCACTTGTCGCCCAGGTACGCCACCGCCCGCAGCCACGCCCGACGGTTGTAGCGGTCCTGCTCCCAGTTGCCCGTGTTCCATAGCCGCACGGCACGGCGCAGCAGCTTACGACGCATGGGCTTCTCCCAACAGTTCGATGCGCTCCCGCGCGGTGCGCAGGACGCAGTACCGCTGATGCAGGCGCAGCAAGACGGAGATGCGCTTGCCGGTTTGGCGCTCCTCTTGAATCATCTCGTAGACCTCTTCCTCGCTGCACTTGCTGAGCGTTGCGTTGATGTTGCGCCAGGTTCTCATAGCTTCTCCTTAATGAGCTTCTTCTTGATGTGTAATGGAATCTGAGGCAGCGGCGACCACGCCACGCAACCGTAGCCCCAGTGGCCGAGGATGGCGATGCCTCCCTCGGTCAGCAACAACATTTTCGTGCCTTCGGGCGGCGGGTGTTCGCTCGGGTCGAGCCACGCGGCCACGGGCGCCGTGGGGATGCGGTCAGTCATTTGCACCTCGGGCGCGGATAGCGTCAAGCAGTGAGTACTCGGCTCCAGATGCAGCCCACTCCTCACACACCTTCGCGCACGCCTCGCGCTCGGCAGCAGCCATGAGGCGGGCGAAGCGTTCGAGTTCGTCTTGCGCCAGCGTCCAGAACCCGTTGTCCCATGCGGGTGCAATGATGTCTGGGTCTACAGCCTCCCCCGCCATCTTGATAATGTCGTCTCGGGTCATTTCGCCTCCCGTGCCTTGAGCATGGCGTCGGCCGTCGCATATGCCCATGTAGCCATTTGCTCTCTGGTCCAGTCACGAGTGACGGGGGTTATCTGGATAGCAAAAAAACTTTGCATCGCCGCCCCCGCGAAGTAGTCGCGCAGGGTCATGCCCGTGCTGTAAAACCTGCCTGTGACGGGAAATGCTGGAATGTCGTTCATTTCACCCCCTCTCGTAGCCCGCCGCTCTAGTGCGGCGCATGCATTCGTCACAGACGTGCCTGCGCCGACCGAGGCGGTCGCGCACAGGCTTCAGGTTGCTGACGTAGAAAAACCGCAGGCACTTGTAACACACTTTTTTATCCTCCACGTAACGCCTCCACTGCTGCTTCACTCACGTTGCGCTTCTCTCGAAGCGCGTCCCAGATCCGCTCATCGACGGTGCCGTCCATGAGCATGACGTAAACCCAAACCGGGTGCTGCTGACCGCTGCGGTGCAGCCGACCGATAGCCTGCTCGTACAACTCCAGCGACCACGGCAGCGACAGGAAGACCATGTGCGCCCCGCCGTGCTGGAGGTTCAGCCCGTGGCCCGCGCTGGCCGGGTGCAGGAGCAGTAGCTCGAGATCGCCACGGTTCCACAAGTCGAGGTCGTCCACGGTACCGGCTTGCGGGTACAGGTCGCGCAGGCGGTCGAACTCTGCCTGATACTGGTAGAACACAATCGTCGGCGCTCGCTGGTTCTCCTCCAGCAGTTCCGCCAGGCGTTCAAACTTGACGCTGTGGCGCCAGTGCGCCTGCCGCGATTCGTCATACAGGAACCCGGCGGCTAGCTGCTGGAGCTTCTGCCCCGCAGCGGCAGCGGTCACGGCGCTAATGGTCGTGTCGCCCAGCTCCAGCACGAACTGCTTGCGCATCTGCTCGTACTCGGTCAGGTCGGCGTCGCAGCGCACCTCGACCGTGTGCAGCGGCGGCAGGGTGTCGGTGTACGTCCCGGCCTCCAGCAGATAGGTCGCTGGGCGGATGCGGTCCATGACCAACTCCAGCGCACCAGGGCGCGGCGCCCACTGCTGGAACTCGGCGTTGAGGCAGTAGAAGTATTGCTGGAGGAAGGCGCCCTTGGACCGGCCCAGCAGCGCGTTGCTGATGATCTTGCACTGCCCAAAGACATCCTCCAGTCCGTTCGACGTAAACGACCCGGTCAAACCCCACCGGATACCGATATGGCCGATGGCCTTCTCCAGCGCCTTGAACCGCTTGCCGCTGGGGTTCTTCAGCCGCGTGAGTTCGTCGAAGACGATAACGCTGAACGACCGCAACTCCTGCTGCTTCACCAGCCACTCGATGTTGTCGTAGTTCGTCACCACGACGTCAGCCCGCGACCGTAGCGCCTCCAGCCGCTCCCTCGACGCGCCGCAGGCCACCTCGACGTGCAGATCCGGCGCCCACCGCTCGGCCCCGCGCGGCCAGACGTGGACCGCCACCCGCAGGGGCGCGAGCACCAGCACCCGGCGCGGCGGGTCGTCGGGCACGATGGACCGTATGGCGTCCAGCGCCGTCGCTGTCTTCCCCGCCCCGACCGGCGCGAGCATAAGCGCGCGGTCGTTGGCGTAGAGGAAGTCAGCGGCGGCTATCTGATAGGGCCGCAAGCCACTCATCGACATCCTCCTTGCTCCACAAGACGGTATAGCGTTGGCCCAGCCGTTCCATCTCGCGCCCAAACAGGGTCTGTAGCGCAGTCAAACGGCCGTTGGGCGCCTTGATTTCGACGAACCACGTCTGCCCCGGCAGGCACACGACGCGGTCGGCCACGCCTCGATGCGCGGGCGACGTAAAC